TTCCCATTTACTTTCTACACTTGCTACATCGTTTTTTATCTTAGTTGTCAAGCTATTAGTCACTTGGCTATCCGCTGCAGCCCATGTGTTAGTTCCATTATTGACTTCAGTAGTTAATGCAGTTATATCACTTGCTTGTGCTGTTATAGCCGTTTCTGTTGCTGTAACTCTAGTGTCTAATGCACTTATAGCAGTAGCTCTAGCGTCAACTTCACCTTCTAACACACTAGTCAGCGTAGTTATGCTATCCGCATTAGCACTATCACCATTCACAATCGCCTGCTGCATATTAGCGATAGTAGCTCCTATATCACTAGTAGGCAGAGCTAACTGAGCTGCTAGAGTCTCTACCACTTTAGTGGCTACTTCTGTCTTGCTTGCTTTAGTGCTTTGTAAATCAATTATCTGCGAATTGGCTTCATTAAGCCCGTCATTAAAATTGCTATTAAGCGTCTCTATCGTATTATGCATAGCAGTATCGGCATTACTCAAATCTAGTATGCTCTGTGTATACGTATTTAGTGGCACGTAGCTAACTGCAAACTGATTCAGCTGACTTACAAGACTGTTCAACAAAGCCGTACTTTCACTAGCCATTGTATTATCTACAACTAGCTGCACTAGGTCTTTCATCCATTGCGGTGCATCTTCATACAGCTTAGCTATGTATACTTCATCACCAACAATTTTATACTCTTTTTTTACTACAGATACATCAAGTGCTGTATCATCAGCAACACTGACTTCAGCTACATTACTTGCAGCTACTTCAACATCAGTTACTGGTTCAATATCTACACTATTCTCAACTTGTATTTCCATTAGCGTACGTATACCTTATCTACGGTTGCTATAAAATCACCGTTATTTACTGTACTGGCATCGATTATTAGTCGATACATAGGCTTACTATAGTAGTAGTCGGCTCTATCACCACGCTCTGCTATCATACTATCTACAAGCGCTGTACTCAGCACTATCTTTAGTTTACCATTAGCTGCGTCATATACACTAATCTGGCCATTAGTACCAGCTGTCATTCCAACTGTAGCTACCAGACTACTATCACTTAGTTTAAAGATTTTTACCTCAAAGGTATCTGAAGGGTCGATGACCATCGGCAATGTACTGCCATCTTGTTTAATAATTATGTAGTATTCGTTCGCGATGCCTTTCGTAACCACGAACTTTGTAGTATCTGACATGCGTTCTCCTCAATATTTAATCGGAGACTCCTCAGAGCCTCCTGTTAACTATTTGTATTCTACTACATATTTCTTCTGAAACTTACTTGTAGTTAATCCACCACTCTCAATGTGCACAAGTGCTTGCGCATCTTCTGCCATCTTAATCAAAATGATCGGCATCTCTACCCACACATCCAACGGTACACGCATTGCAATGTCACCAGTACTAAAATACGCACTTGTAGCATACGCACTCTCACGCTTATCTACCATAGCAATCTTAACTACCTTAGTCTTTCTATTCTCATCTTCAAGCGCTTTAATAGCTAATCTGGCTTCAAACTCTGTCATCTTTTTACCGTCTGTACTCGCTGCAACCTTTACAGGTTCAACTACACCATTAACCTCAGTGTCTAGCTTTGCATCATATTCATCAATCTTCTCTTGCAACTTAGCTGCACCAATGTTCGCGCTGTACTTAATCCCCAACGCATCTGCTTCTTCTTTAAGTTCTTCTAACGTTCTTTCCATTTTGTTCTATTCCTCATAGGTTTTTAGATTTTCATTATACAGTACCTTTACTTAGGCACAGCTGAAGACCCCGGCCAAAGCCGGGATGTTTTGCCTTACTTTACGCTTCTATCACGCGCTAGCAAGAACATTTAGACGACAAATTGCTTCAGGCTTCAACGCAATTGATGCATAAAACATATTAGCTGAGAAGAAACCTTTAGTTCCGTATGGGTTAGACAAACTAACTTCACTTGGTGCCTTACTGTAAAACGTTACCTTACCTTGTCCTTTTAAGCCAACAGTTGCAAATGCACCTTTGGTAGGGATCAAGATTGGGAACACGTCAAAGTTTGTACCATTGTGTGACAATGTACCAACATATGAAGCAGGAATTGCTGCACCAGCACCAGCATCTACCAACGCACCTTCAGATTCAATGAATCTTACATCGTGCATAGAACCGATTTCGCCTTCTGCAATGTTAGTAGCCGCAGCATACTGATACGCAGGAACATACACATACTCTTTCTCATAGCTTGTACCACGAGTCAATGTCTCAAGATCATACTTAACTTCTGGTCCAACAATCGCATAGAATGCCTTGTTAACAGGCTTAGTACCGATCTTAGTAGAGCCATCAACAACTTCAGTGTGTCTTTGAGCTCTGTTTCTTACAAGAGCTTTAACACCCTTACGGATCAAGTCAAAACTAACTTTGTACAAGCCTTCGTTTGTACCATCAGCTGCAACTGTAGTACCCATCTGAGCTTTAGTGATATTACCACCAGCATTGATAACAATACCAGCTGAACTCAACATATCTCTCTGAATCAAATCTTCGTTAGCTTGATTAACTAAATAACCTAACTCTTCACGATACTTAACTTGTACTGGATCTTCTGAGAACAATACTGCTTCATCAGTATACTCTACCATGAAACCATATCTTGACAACGCTGTTTCGAAAGTAATCTTTTTAGGAGTTACTTGGTTAACTGCACCAGCGCCTTCAGCGATCGCACCAGAACTACCACTATTAGCCAAGTTTGTAGTAACAGACGCAAGTGTTCTCTTACCTAAAAAACCTTTAGCTGCAAAGTCAGCATGATTCTGGTCTAAATCGTAGATGTGTTGCCATTTACTGATCTTGAAAGTCTTACCCATGTTCTGTGGCATAGACTTAGCATCTGCAAACTGACTGTAGATAGCAGACGCGTTTGCTGCCTTAATTCCCGCTCTATCATAAAAGTGGGTAATGGTATTCGCTCCATTCGAAGCGGTAGTTGTGCCATTCCCGTAAACATTCACTGCCATTTATTATTCCTTCTTTACATTCTGTTTTGTAAGCTCTTATACCACTCATCATATGCCTCATCAGAGTCATCCAAGTAGTCAATCACTTTCTTTGTTCCAGCTACCTTTTTAGTAGGTGCTGCTGCCTTTCTCTTCTCCGCATCTTGCTTCACAGCGACTCGCTGTTGTTGCTGATCTTTAACGTCTCTCACTCGCGCTTTATCCGCAAGCTCTGACTCTCTCAATACGCGCGCCTTCTCATACTCTGCACGTCTTGCCTCTTCTTGTGCTTGCTCATTAAAGTACACCCTAGCAGCTTCTTTATAGTAATCTAAGTTACTTCGTCTGCCACGATCATACACTTTTAATTTCTCTGCAATCGGTTGAACTCTATCATACATCCCGCTCTTGACGTCAATATGTAATAGCTTAATCAGGTCTGGGTCACTAGTCATCTCTCGAAAACTATCGTCATCCCACTCTTTGCTCAGAATCTTGTACGTAGTACTATACTCCGCATCACCGCTGATCTCTTCTATTACATCCTTTACAGCCAAGGCCTTGTCATCCCGACCATAATCCTTCGGCACATATCTGCTTTGCTCCACATCGAGTTCGAGGGCATCTACGCCTGTTCTCTTCAATACAGCAGCTACTGCATCCTTGTCACCCTTCAACACATCAATCATCAAGTTCACATCGTCATGACTCAGCTGAGCCCCTTCGATCGCGTCAATGGTCTTACGCCACGGCTTAAGCGCCTGCATCTTCTTCGTATAGTCCATAGCTTGACCAAAAATTTTAGGGAATTGCTCTCTAACTTCGTCTTCTGTGAACTCATACTCTCGGCCATTAGCCTTAAACTTATGCTTCTGTATTGGTTGTACTTCTGCTTGCTTAGGTTCTTCTTCCGTCTCAGGTTCCTCTTCCGCGTCTGCGTCCTCCCCGTCAGGAGTCTCGTCATCTACATCTGAGCCATCATCTTCAGCTTCATCTTCACTTGCATCCATATCAGCATCATCATCGGAGTCCTCGTTATCTACGGGTTGTTCCAAGTCCTCGTGCTCTTCTTCATATTGTGTAGGTTCACTACCTACATCTGCCTTAGCGGCAAGGAAAGCTGCTTCCAATTCCTCGTCGCTCATGTCAAACAATTCTTTACTCATTACTCTTCCCCACCTTCATCTTCTTCATCATCAGGTATATTACCTAACTGAATAATCGTCTGAAAGTAGTCTTCTAGCGAGCTGATTGCTACTAGCTTTTCCATCAATACTGGACGTACACCTTCGCGCCTTGCATAGTCAGTAGCTAACAAGCTAGTGATCCGAATCGGCTCGTCTTTAAAGTATCCCTCTAGTATTACTTTCTGAAAGTCTGGATTGTCATGCAATCTACTTAACGCCTCATACATCATAACAACATAACTGTTATCCGCTGTCTCTAACACTTCTTTTGCTTGGTTGATCGACATTGCGATTCCTTTTTATTGATTTGCTGCCGTGGCAGTTTCAGCGTCATTCTACCACAGCACACCTTAAGCTTATCTTAATTACTTCTTTTTCTTAGATTTGCAGGCCATATCACAATCCTTTTTCTTATTTTTCTTCTTTACTGGTCCTGGTGCAGGCATCGTCACACTCGTTCCTTTGTACTGCCCCACATTCGGATTCGCAGCATACGTAGCTAGTCCTGCTTCCATACTTACCTCATTACGTTCATATTATACGGTGCTGGAGCCATCAAAACTACATTAGGCTCTCTAGCTGCCATGTAGTCTGCAAGCCCTTTTGTTAGCCCTTGCTGTACCATCCAAGCACTTGGCGTATACGTCTGTTGTCCCGGTCCTTGTGACCATATGCCTCCTGGCGTCTTATCATTACTATACTCACTGCCAACACTGAACGTAGGGTGCGTAGGTAACTTACCGGCATCTGTATAGTGCCCTCTACCGTCAGCTACAGTAGGTGCCTTACTATAATCATAATCATCACTCACAGTACCGCGCATTCTAGCATAGTAATCATTTACTCTAGCCGCTAGATTACCAGCAGTATCTGCTAATCCTGCTTGCATCAGTTCCAGCCTTTAGCGTTCTTTGCGAACTGTGCTCTCTTATTGATCTTTGCACTCTTACTAGCTAGGCCTTCTTCGATGCACTCATTAGTAACACCCTTATGTCCTTTGCTCTTACAGTACTCTGTAAACTTACCTTTATTCGCAGGCTTGATTTCAATCTTGCTTTTCATCAGTTACATCCTTTGTACAGTAGGTACTTACTGCTTTACACATACGAATAAATTCATCTTGTGAATAACTTTGTTTCATCATATTTATAGTACGGTACAGCCATTGCACATTTCCTACTTCGTATCCTTTAGAACTATCTATTCTATCAAGCGAAGCTGAGTTACATCTAGCACTATACGCTGATATGCTTTCTCCTGATAAGGCACATTTAAAGTCTTGACTTATTAATAAATCCGCTAGATAATCACCGTCTACGTCCCATTTGATGTGACGCTCTTTTGCGCTCTTTATATAGCCGTTAATAAAAGATACACTAACTACTTGTTTGTACCACCCAAGATGACCGGAGTTTTCTGGCTTTCTATTAGAACAACTTACACAATGTCTTTTTCTTGAACGTGTAGCATTTTTTCTTTTTGTTGAGATTTTTAGTTTGCCACATTCAGGGCATAGGACCCCAAACGTACCATCTTCAAGTTCTATCACATCTTTACATTTAGTCATGCTTTTTTACCGTTCCTGCAAGTCCTTCATGTATATCCTGCATCTCTCTTAACTCGTCGTAATCAACTTCATACATACAAGAATTAACAACCGAATCCCACCAACCATGTAGATACACTTCATCTGTCATTTCATTAAGCGCATCCATCCACTTCTCGTAGTGGAACTTACTCCACATACCTCTTGCATACAGCAGCTCAATCACAGCCTTCAAATCAGCTTTAGCATCTGCTGCAAACTTCTTCCCTGCCTTTCGACTCTTATCTACCTGAAATACTGGAGCATGCATTACTGTACCATCCTTTGTGCTAGCCCTGGATCTTGCGGTGCCGGAGCCATTTGCTGTTGCTGCGCTTGTTGTGCTTTCATCATCTCTACTGCTTGCATCACTAATTCTTGCGGCACGCCTTGTCGCAACAACTCTTCTGGCGTAACGCCTTGCATCAGCAGCTCAACTATCTGTGATATCGCCTGCATAGCTGCATCCTGTCCCTGTCCAACCTGCGCTGCCAATCCTTGCTCTTCCATTACTGTCCTTTACTTTGTGCGTCTTGCCATGCTTTTTTCTTAGCCAGATAGTCAGCTACTGCAGAGCCGGTTGGTGCATCAGGCTCTACCTGCAACCTAGCCCCATTCGTAGTTGCCCCTGCAGGAATCTGCGTAGGAGTTTGTATAGGAATATTCCTACTATCGTAGTTACTTCGGTACATATCTTGCGCATACTCTAATTCATCATTCTTCGCGTACGTAGGCTGCCCTGCTACTTGATATGCCATTCCTTGTCTTAGTAAATCTGCCATATATGCAGCCTCTGCATTTGCGCGCTCAATCTGAGGCGCTGCCAGCGCTTTTGCCTGCTCTTGCAGCCTTACTTGCTTGCCTATTTCAGCGTCTTGAACCAAATCTAAAAATGCCATGTCTACTCCTATTCTTATCTGCTATATTCTACTACAACTCAGCTTCATTACTGCTTACGTTGTCCCATCTGTTTTAGTGCTTCTCTATCGAGATCACTTAATCTTTTATGCTCTTGTTTATCCATATCCATTCTGTGCTTCAACATCTGCATATCTACATTCTGAGCATGCTTCAGTTGCTCACCTTGCATTCTACGTCGATCAGCTTCCGCTTCTCGCTGCATATCTACCATCGGATTAGCTTGACCTACGCCTTCATTCTTCATCAAGAAGTCAAGGTCTAGCTGATCACTCTCACTACCTAGCTTTCTAGCCTTAGCAGCCTCTACAGCAGCCTTCTGTTGTTTCAATACTACATCGATCTGATCTTCGCCAGCTCTTGCTTTATTTCTTTCTATTTCACTTGCCAACTTCTGTATCTCTAACTGCATTCTCTGCAACTCTGATTGCTTTAACTGCTCTTGAGCCGGATCAGCTTGTGGTTTAAACTCTCTTAGTCTCTTCTCTAGGTCAGGCATTCTACCCAACCCTACGATCTCAGCCAGCACCATCTGTGTCAACTCGAACGGTACAGTATTACCTAACGTCTGCAACAAGAACCCAAGCTCTTGTGCTCTAGCCGAGTTATCTTCCTGCGTAGATATCGTTATATCTATATCAATATTTCCCTGTAGATCATCACGTCGTACCGGCACATATTGTTCATTCGTTATTCTAACTACTTCCTCTTCCTCTAAGAACTCACCGTTATACGTCATCCACTTTCGCATGAGCGGCTTCATTAAGTTCTCTGCCATGTTACGCACCAGATGTAATCTACGCATCGCAGTCGCATCCATAGCGCCTCTAGCAGCTGTCGCAGTCGCTCCTAGCGTGTTGCCGTTGATTCCACCGCTGAAACTCTTCACACCTGTCTGTGCTTCAATCTCATTATTCTGCAAGTTCAACATATCAAACACACTACCAGGTATCTGATTATAACTACCTTGCCAGAAGTCTTGTGGACTGCCATTAAATTCAAAGTTCTTACCTTGCAAAAACTTCTTTCTGTTAGCCATGTCCAACGCGTTACGTCTTATACCGATCTGCGCATTATTACTACGCGCCATATTATCAATTATACCGCGTGTTATCGCAGTCTTTACTTTCTGATTATCTCCAATGTTCTCTGCCAGCGCCTCACCATACATCTGAAACGGTACTGCATTGAACGGTACGATGATGAACGGAGGCTTCTGATCAGGATACGGATTATCTTCCAATCTAATTATTACATCGCCTACCCATGCGCACACGATCGGTTCTGCATAACCATCTTCATCTACATCATAATTTCCCCAGTACTCGTACACAACCATCTTTTTACGAGCTTGATCTTCAAAGTTAAATCTAGTCTCGTCTTTAGGTATGAACGTAGTATCATCCCTAGTAGACATCTGCGCTACTTTATCCAGATTCTTATATCTACCATCGGCTTTCAGCGTACTTAGATCTGTTTCATATCTATGTATTACAAACTGACATTTATCCATATCATCCATACACGTCGGATCTAGGTATATGTCCTCATTTCTGCACACTACTGCCGTAGGTTGATTCTTCAGTACCTTAGTCACCGTCTGCATTTCTAGAGCTACATACTGCTGACCATACTCATCAATTTTAACTACTTCTACTTCTTCATCTATATCTATATCTTCGTAGTCCCAGCCTGTCTGTATAACTAGTGTTCCTTCAGTAGCTAGTACTCTCGTAGCCTTATTTATAAAGTTATATCTCGGAAACTTTCTACAGAACTGTGTATTGAGCAACAACTCATTCTGCTCTGCTGCCTTGACATCCTCGTAGGTTACAGGATTACATTTAATTACATCAGTACTACTCAAGAACGGATCTGTTATCGACGGTATCAGCCATTCTAGCTGCTTTCTAATATCCTTCGATACTATCTTACTCTTACCATCTACCTCATTACCGTACGGCTCACCACGACTTTCACGTACCCACTCATCTCTTTGTCCATCCCACTGCTTTTTAATTATCTCAGCAGCTTTCAAGTCCTTCTTTAGGTTAGCTAGTACCTTACGTTTATCTATTTGCATATATGTCCTTTATTGACCTAGCCTCATTATACCATACCCATATTTAAGCACATCTTAAACAAAGTACGCTCTATTTCGCCAGCCCTTGACAAACTGTGCAAATCGTGGCTGCTCTCCCAACTTCTCATAGTACTCTACTTCAAGTATATCGTACGTCTCATCAAACACAGTCTCATCCAGTTTATTCAGTGCCTGTATTGTTTTCGGTCCTATTACTCCATCTTGCTGCACTGATGCAATTCGCTGAGCAGCTCTTATCGCATGACCGATCCCCACGTTCAATCCGAATACGAACATCTCATCTGCAATCTTCTGTACATTAATCTTATCTAACTGCATCTTATCCCAGAACACTTCTTTATACAGATCTTCTACTTGCTTCTGAACAATCACATCATTCTCAAGTTCTACACCAGCTTTCTTTTTATCTCCACCGCACTTCATCAACACACTCTTTACAGCAGTCCATCCAGCCCAATTCGGATGTGCAGTCTCATAAATTCCTTTGTATGTTAATCCAGTCTCACCTGGGTTTTGTTCTAATGCTCTC